ATCACGCTTTAGGATAGCAGAGTTGTTGGCACGTGCACGCTGTGGGTTCAGTTCCCACCAGCTGCCGAACTTAGACGTGAGCATCTCCTCGTCGTCAAGATCGAACAACGCAATCATCGCGCTGCGCCTGATACCGCCGCTTAATACCGCATCTGCGATAAAGCACATGATGTCGTGACACTCTACAGATGTGAGCCTGTCTCCGTCAGACTTGCGGTCCAATACTGATTGGATGTGCATCAAGCAGATCTTCAATGGCTCCGGTCCCGGGGCAACACCACCAGATGTGATAAGCCTTTCTCCCTTTGCTCTGATCGCACGGAAGTCGAATGTAGGAACTGTGGCACTAAGGCCCAAGTAACCCTTAATCAAAACCTTTACAGCGTCTGCCCATCCCTCGATAGAGTCTCCGACCAGGTATCTGCGTGTCTTGGTTCCCTTGGCAATTGCCGGAAGCTTATCAATGTTAAATGACTGCACCGAGTATCCAACACCAGTTCCACAAAGAAGTAAGAACATGGTCTCAGAGAACGCACGGTAATCGTCAACCGACAAGTAAGAGCAGTTGAACAAACGAGTGTTGTTTACCTCGATTGGCTTTCCACCAAACTGAAGCGATCGCATAGACGGGAGGATCTTCTTGGCATATACCAACTCATAAGCTCTCTCGATCAAGGCGGTCATCTGAGGGAACTTCCTCAAGTGCATTTCCTTGTTGCGTGTAACAAGTTCGGTCCATGTCTCTCTTCTGTTCAACTCAGGTACGAAGCGGGCATACTTAGACCATACTACTAAATCCGACAAAATCTCTTTCTCTAGTTCCATAGCTTAAAACGCTTTACCATGCTTGTAACCCCTTGTTGAATTGTAGGCCATCTTAAGTTGAATGTGATTCTGAAGGTCAATATCAAGACCGCCACATAAATCAAATAGACGTATACAAACGTCTGCCAGCTCGTCCTCGAAGCTAGACTTAATATTATTTCTAAAAATTTCTGCATACTCTTCTTTTGTGCCGCCTCTTGCAAAGAAGTCGTCAGACAAGAGGGCGACTGCTGCCTTGTCTGCGTAATGATTTTTCCTCAAGGCCTCTAGAGCCTCTGCTGCTTCAGATACGATCAACATCAACATCTCTGGTTTGTTGCGCTCTGTGTCCCAAAACCCGTTGGCTTTGGCTGTTCCGTGTGCTTGTGATATTAGCTTTTTCATAATAGTTTAAATGTATAATTTTTAATATGTTTTCTTCTTCCACCTAAGTGACTGCTTATATTGGTCAATCCTAGCGTTTTTTCGGCTTTAGATATAGATTCAAATATCACTCCTGTTTCATTACAAATAATTCTTTTGCTCATCTTTTCTTTAAATTCATTAGATTGTTTTTTCCCAATTCTTGATAACCTTATTTTTTCTTTTGCTTCAATTGACATTTTTTTACCTTTGTTTGATAGTCCAATTTTTTCTTTTACTTCAGTTGACAACTTTTTGCCTGTGTGTGCCCTTTTTATTTTTTCTATTGTTTCAATGTGCCTTTTAGAGTCCCATCCCCCATCCTCAAGATTGTATCCTTTCTCAACGTCTGTGCTTTGATAAAAAGAAACAAAATGAACTTCGCTTAAATTCGCTTCTGTTTTAGAGTAGCATAACTTTAAAACTTCCCAATCAAAATTATTAAATCCATATTCTTGAATAGCCAAATTAAATCTCATTTTTGATCCGTTTTTTGAATGTGATTTGTGCTCTATTTTTCTAATTCGTAAATCTCTTTTAGTTTGGCCTATATATACTTTTTGATTTATAATATTTGTGGCCTTGTAAATTATTGCAAATGGTTTCTCGTTCATAATAGTTCTTTAAATTTTTCAATTGAGTCGCAGACTAAGGCCTCGACTCCTATCTCTTTTAATTCTTTAATTCGATACTCTTGCAGTGGCCGGGCCTTACCTCCCTCTCTCTTGACCTCAACAAAGACAGTTCTCCCTTCCCGATACATGTACAGATCGGGGATCCCTGGTTTATTAGTGCTCAAAAGTTTTAGGACGTACCACCCGTTTTCCTCAGCAAGCTTGATCATCTTTGATTGCAGCTTAGATTCCAACATGGGACTACAAAGATAATAAATCCTTCTTGAAATGCGATACCGTGTAAGGTTTTTTTCCTTGAACAACCTTATAAATTTTCTCCTCGATACCGCCCTCAGCAAAGACCCAGTACACGTTATTCTCTAGCCTATCCATCGTAGTTAGGCGATCCCGGCTCTGCCAGTAAGACGTGGCCGAAAAGTCAATGTTGTAGTAGACCAAGTAGTCGGCTTGCATCAAAGAGATTCCCTCGCGCCCCGTAACAATTTGTATAGCAAAGTTGTTACAATCACCTGCATGAAATTTTCCTAAATCGGTGGTCATATCTTCTTGAAAGACAGACAACAAGCTTTCTAGCTCTGCCTGGAACTTGTAGAATACCGCTATGCGTTTTCCTGCAAAGTGCTCCTTGATAAACTCAGACTTCGTGTTGTCAAAGACCAGCCTGTTCCCTGACTCAAGGATAACAGTTCCGCTGTAGATCTGGTGCAGCTTCTGCATCAGCTTTACCGGCGTGTCCGCAAGTATCACGTCGCTCTTGCCCTCGAAGACCAGGTCCTTCTTCAGCTTGTCTGCGATCTTGTAGGTGGTCTCGCTCATCTTGACCATGAGGACGTGCTCGTTTACCTTGGACGTAAATCCGGCCTCATCCTGCGTGTAGCTGATCATATAAGGCTGTACCGCCGGCATGATGCTCTCCTTGATGCCGTTCGAGTAGTCGTGGACCCTGAATCCGTTGATCATCCGCTCCCAGATCTTTACGTAGATGTGAGCCCACTTGTAGAAGGTCGGCTCATAGAACGGAGACCTTGACCCGAGTACCCACATCTGATGGTACATCTGTGAGTATGACTCCGGTGACGGCGTTCCAGAAAGGAAGATGACATATGGATTGTGCTTGTGCACCAGGTCCCTTGCCACCTTGGCCCTGTTAGACGGCTTGGGAAATGCTCCCATGCTGTGAGCCTCGTCGAATATAACTGCATCTATCTTTTCAATGTCTATCTTGTGCAGGCTCTCGTAATTGATAAACTCGCAGCTGTAAGATGGAGCCAGTGCCTTGTAATCTTTCTGAATACCAGTGATGGCCTTCTTCTTAGTGACAAATAATACAGTGGATATGTCACCGACACAGTCAAGAGCAGACAAGGCCGTCAAGGTCTTGCCTGTCCTAACTTCCATGGAAAGATATGCAAAACGAGGGGCTCCCCCCAATAATTTACAAGTTTTTTCCACTATAGCCTGCTGATATGGTCTTAATGTGATATTTTTTTCCATTAGAATTCAAATTCAGATTGCTCCGGCTCCTTCTTTACAAACTTTATCCATCGCCCAGAACCATCACGTCCCTGCTCTACGGTCTCTCCGGTGTAGAACATACCGAACGACTCGAGCCACTTGTAGAACTTGTTCAACGATATCGATGTCTTTCCTCTCTGACCAAAGTCAGGGTTGTCCAACACAAAGTCCTTGTACACGTCCTCCTTGTAGATCTTAGAATTTGTTCTGAGGTATCTGTTCTCGCTGTCTGTCATCCACTCCCAGAAGCTGTGGTCCGTCTCTGCGATAAACTTACGTGTCTTGAGGTTCTTGAAGTCAGACTTGATGAATCCAAAGCATAGGTAGTTCTTCAAGTTGTTGACCATGTAGTTATCAAACTTACACCAGTCGTCATCGTTCCAGTCCTCGAACAGCAACCGGCCAAACTCTACATGTGGCGTGAAGTCCTTGTTGTAGTATTGCTTGAACTCTAGCTCCCACTTGCGTCGCTCGAATGAGTTACCCTTTCCCTTGATCGCGTAGTTGGTCGTGATAACAACCTTCGGCGACTTGTGAAATGGGATCTTGATGGCGTCCTTGTTCTTCTTCTCAAGAGTGATACCCTCGGTAACGATAGAGAATAACCTCTCGAAGTCAAAGTTCCTTCTCACGTCATCGAACACGATGATCTGTGTATCGGTTGACACGGTCTGGTAAGCGAAGCTCCTCTCGAAGTTAAAACTCTTTCCATCGATCACCGATGACTTCTTCATCCTAGAGATGGCGTTCATGAACAAGCCCTTACCTGTACCACCCTCTGGGTTGTCGGTGATGACCTCGTCATTGATGATAACCGCGGGGCAGTATCCGTGGTTTTTGTAGCTGTGAAGCAAGAAACCAACTGTACTCTCTACAGACCTGACACGATCCCTCTCTCCTCCAGATATGTTGGATATGAATGTCTTGAAGTCGCAGTCATGTGCATCGCATATCTCAAAGTCCCTGTCGATAACCTGATCCTTCCACACGTAACCACCAAGGTCGATGTAGTCGATCATAACGATCTCGTTGCAGTTAGCCTTGACAGCGCAGTTCCTGTAGTACAGGTATGCATTGTCCTTGTCGTCCTCTACAAAGTACACGTCGACCGGCGACAGCAGAGACAGGAAGTCTTCCTTGAAGTATCTAGTCTTGTCTGCAAAGTGGTTGTAGATGGAAAGGTCTTCCATGTTGAAGAGATACTCTAGAACAAAGTCCTTGATTTCATCTTCAGATGCATTAGAAATAAGGTTATTCGTAACCTTAACAAAAATATAATTTTTTGTGCCCTCCGGCGAATACTTAAAGTAACCATTGTCTTCTAGAAATTCTTTTAATAAATAATGTACAACACTGACCGCACCCTTCGATGACTTGGTCCAAAACTCTTTGCTTGATGAGTCCTCCTCTATCTTTACCATTACGGCGTCAGATACACCGTCACTCAGCCCGGAATCTCTAAGCTGTTGACGGATATCCTTTTTTGGCACGCCCTTCTTGATCTGCCTTCTCACGCTGTCGATCGCGTCCCGGTCCTCGAAGAACTTGGTATTGAAGTTCTGCTCCTTGCGGTAAGCGCTGTCGATCGTGGTCTTGATCTCAGAAAGAGGGAAGTCATCGTGTGCAAACTCACCGAGCACGTAGCTCGCTAGCTCCTTGTTGACACCAAAGTCATTGAATGCGGCAGCTAGGATGTACACGTTTGCGTTTCTCTCGCCGACCACGATCCCGTACTGGCGCTCCCACCAAAGGCGTAGCCTGCGTACAATTTCGTTCTGGTCCGTAAGAGTGATCGTGCGCTCGTTGTCAGGCCTCTTGATCTGCTCGAACTCTTCCTCTGATACCTTGTCCCACTCCTTTGACTCTGGGTTATGGAATATCAACGGGTCGTAAGACTCGTAGCAGACACGGGAGATGTTCTTCGATGTCTTGTCAAACTGCTCGCAGTTGTAGTACTTCTCGAGTGATTTGAAGTAGGATTTGTGCTTGTCCTCGTCTGCCGGTATCTTGACCAGCAACTTAAGTCCATCACCAGATGGTGAGATAAAGACTGACAGGGTGTACTTGTCCTTTGTAAACTCCTCCTTCTTGGCAAGCATGTCTGCCTTCTTTGAGAAGCCATCGAAGTCTAGGCAGATCACGCCAGAGTGAGATACCAGTGCAGAGTCTTCCCTGCGTGTGAACTCACCGGAGAAGCAGATAGCCGGTAGCTCCTTCTTGATCTGGTTTCGTTTCTCCTTGTCCTTCTCCTCTCTGATCCGCTTGACGATGTCCTTGGACTTGCCCTCCTTGATCCTGTGAATGATGTAGTCGACCGACCTGTAGAATGGCGCCGACGTGTCCTTGATGCTCTTGAATATTGTTATGTTTCCCATTGGATTTGATTTGTTCATTTGTATGCGGAACCATTTATCATGTCTTGCAACACGTCCATGATGTCCTGCTGTGTCTGGCCCCAGTACATAGTGCACTTGCCGTCTATGATCGGGGACTCGGTAAAGTATGACTGATACTCATCCGCCGGGTCCGTGAACCTGTGGCATGTCTCCTTCATTGGACATCCCTCTCCCTTGCATTTGGTTATGTCGCTCATAAGTTATCGATCTCTTGTCTTACTCTGTGAAGGTACTCATACATTTCGTCGGCTTGCTTTCCAGTGAACGTGAATGCCACGCCGAGCATGCTCTGAATTTCTTTGGTTGCGAACAGCTTTGCGGTAGGCCACTCAATACGTGAGTCGTCGCTAATCTTAAAGCTCCTGTTCTTCATGTAATACTCGACCATCTCCTTGGCCTTGATTTTTGCTTCTATCATAAATTTAATTGCTTCTTGTATTGTGTTAAACTCTTTTACCCTCTCCATGTTCACGTAAACTCTTATTTTCCTCTTGTCATTTACTGTCGCTCTCACGATCAAAGGTATGTTTTTTGTGTCGATTTTTTGCATTTTGTGTCGATTTTTTGGGGTTTGTGTCGACTTAGTGTCGATTTTAAAATGAACCGACACAACCAAACTCATTGAATTTCTTCTACTTAGCTATTTTGTGTCGATTTTTACTATACTTATTAGTAATTTAAAAAAAATATATAGAATAGTAAAATTATATATATAGAATAGGGAGGGGTCAAAACCGACACAACGACACATGGGGCAGTCCCATGTGCCTGTGCCTTGGTTTCTTAGAACGGTAACTCTTCGGATGGTGCGCTTGCCTTCTTGGGCTCATTAGAGGACTTCTCAGCCACTTTAATGCTTCCGTCGGTCCAAACTACCTTTCCGCCTCCGATGTAGGTCTTAGAAGCCTTCGCTTCGCGTTCCTCTTTTGTCTGCGACTCGTAGATGGAAGCGTTCTTGCCCCACTGGTTCGTTGCATCGTCTACAGAGATGGTTACGTCAAGGTACTTGCCGTCCTTGATTTTGCTTTTCGTGATCTTGCTCACGTCGATTGATAAACTGATTAGTGTACTCATAGTGTTTCTTTTGTGTAATACTGTGTGATGTCCTCCGTTTTATTTGGCCCGAAGAACTTGCGCCATACTTCTACTGCTCTTTGCACTTTCTCTTTTCCCCTGTCCAAGAACTCGTCAGAGCAATCGAATAGTCCTGTCTTGTTGGTACCCTTCTCTACAGCGATAAAGATGACCGGCTTGCCGAAAATCTGGTTGTAGATGTAGGCCTGCGAGTCGTAGTTGTACTTCCTTGCAGAGTACTTGAACTCCTCGATGTTTGATGTGGTCTTGAGGTCGATGACAAACTCAGATGAGATGATGTCGGCCTTTCCCTTCCAGATCTCGCCCATTACATTGGATATACCCGGCTGCTCGTACATGTTGCCGTCTTCGTAGATCATGTCGAAGAAGTCCATGCGTCCCTTGACAGACTCGACCATCGAGTCCAGCTCCTCTACCTCCTTAGACAAAAGGATAATGTCTACACCCTGTGCCTCGCACATCTCTTTGTACTTGTTGGTATTTCGAGATGTTACGTCGCAGATCAGGAAGTCTACCATCTTCTGTGGCTCTAGCAGTGCGGTGTGGAAGTAAGATCCCTGCACCATTGGTACAGTTTTCTCCTTGTCCTTGCCGTACGATGACGGGTCCTTCAGAAGTGTGCCGATGTCTGAGTTGGACAGGAACTTCTTACCGAAGTCCCCGTAATACTCAGAGTCGCTGTTCAGTCTTGTTAGGATTTCTTGGGTCACGATGCAACCTCCTTGTTAACCTCTGTTCTGATCACGTCCGTGATGTTGTACTTCTTAGACAACTGCTCAAGGATAAACTTAGAACCCTTCTTCTTGTTGGCGTTGACATAGTTCATCACCCTTACCCAGTTCTCGTCACCCAACTCTAGTTCGATGATGATACCCTCTGTACTTGGTGTGGCCTTGGCCGCCTTCTCCTCGTCTGGCATGTCCTCTCCGGCGTAGACGTAAAGCCCTAGTCCGTGTAGTCCGATTGCCTTGGTGGTAGACCTTTGGATCGCCTTGTTCACGTCAAATGATGTGACCCTCTCGATTGGAAGGGAAGCGTTCTTGGCGTCCATGATCGGGAGGTAATCGATGTGCTCCTGCCCGTCGATGGTGATACCAACCTTGACCCATGCCGTCTTGCCGTCTGTGTGGTAGTTGTTACCGGTCTCAGACTCGTACACCTTTCGTGTCATGTCTGGGCAGATCTTCATTGTCTCTTGCCATGCGTAGGCCCAAGACAGGTAACTTTGATTGCCCTTCTTCTCCGTCATCTTGTTGACGTTGATTGCATTTAATTCTTTAAACTTGCTCATATGTTTCTATTAATTTATTTAAGTACCATTGGGCCTTCTTGAGGTCCTCTATTTTATTCTTATCTTCATACCGCCAGATGTATTTTTGTATGTTACCCTTAAGGTATCCACAGAACTGGTCTTTGCTCATTGATGCCTCTATCGCTTGGATGCACTCGATACCCGATTGGTTATAGTGTGCAGGCTTCTCTACGTTATCAAAACTCATATGCAAATTTAACCATTAGTTGTCTGATTTCCAAGGACTTTCTGATAATTTTAATCCCCAGTTCAGTGAAATCATTGCCATCTGAGTCTCGGATGTCTTGGCATGAAGCCTCATGTATTTCATCAGATATACCTTTCCCCACTTGCACCATTCTGTGTTCTGGTCCGGTGTCATGGTCCAGTCTTGAAACCAGTTGTCTTTCCTGTCAACGATGTCATTAAATGTCACATCGTGTCCGGCAATCTCAAACATCTTGTTGATCAGTGTCTCAAGTGCAACCTGCCATTTTTCTTCATTACTTAATCTTTTCACCATAGTCTTGTATTTTTTCTATTAGTTGATTCATCTTTACATTTACAAATGATATTATCTCCTCGCATAGTATTAGCGGTAAACTCAAAGCACCTAGCCCAAGGACTAGTATAATCACGACTGCCTTTCTCATCTCATGCCCTTTAGTTTGTTTATGTAACTAGGATCAGAGGCGTAAGACCCGTTGATGTTCTTCAAGTAACGGCCCTGTATGTGAGCGTAGCACTTGACATTGTCCTTGTAGGTGTTGTACTTGGCGTAGGCTCCGTACTGGCCTGCCACGTGCTTGCACCTGTGGAACACAATACCGAACAGGTTCTTGGCCTCACGTCCAACCTTGGACTTGCCTAGGCCTGACTCGATCGTTGCCTGTGCAACCGCTACGTTTGGTAGTAGAACTCCGCTGGCAACCAACTCGGCGGTCAGACCGCTATCGGTCAGTGCCATGTCATTGCTCTCTTCGTTCACTATCACGGAATGGTACACGTGTCGTATCTTTTCCGGTAGGTTGGCCATGTACACAAAGCCAAGTCCCATCCCCAAGTTCAGCAGAACGCTTGCAAGCATGACCCTCTTCCAGTCGTACTTGTAGCATGTGGTCATGTCGTCGTTAATTACCAGTCTCCTTTTCATACTTGTGGTTAAAATAGTCCGTACCAGATACGATCCAAGGCTCATACAGCCCGTCAGTGCACGCTTGAACAATACATTTCTTTTCATCCGCAAGAGATTGCAATAACTGTTCCTTAAGGCTAACAGCCTCCTGCAGTGCTCCCATGTGAAAGTTTGAATCGTTACTGAGTGTCTGTGCCTGCGAGTGGAATGAGATCCTGCTCTCCACCTGCTGTAATAATTTTTGAATAGGGGTTTTCATATGTCTTCTTTAATATATTAGTTCTCTGTTCTTGATACTTTGTCGGGTCTTGTCCGGCAGATAGCCTGTTCTGGATGATCCTGTTCAACGCATCGATCTGGTACTTGTAAGTCTGTAGTTCTACGAACTTGGTTCCCATGACCCATCCGTCGGCCTCGAATACCGCGTACTCTGAGTCCTTTAACTTCTTGTAGAAGTCTCCGCCTAGTCTAGTGTTCTTGATGATGATCTTTCCGTTATTAAATCTCTCTATCTTGCATCCGTTCTGGATCGTGAATAGTGAGTCGTTGCCGATGAAGAAGGAATTATCCTTGTGTCTCAGCGCTTCGTTCCAAATGTCTTGTAATGTCATCGATTAGTTTGTTTTCTCTTGTGTAAAATTTCTTGTTAGCAATCCAGTCAGCCACCAACTGCACCCCGTGGATCACAGTTGAGTGGTCTCGTCCTCCCATCAACTCACCGATCATCTTCAGCGTGAGTCTCATCCTTGTGTATACAAAGTGCATGAACAGGAAGCGGGCCTCTACGTGCTGTTGTGTTCTGGTCTTTACATTGAAGTCGTCGAAGTTCATGCCTGTCACGATCTCGACTGCCTCAATGATCTCTATCAGTTCTCTTCTGTCCTCTGTACCCATGAATGTCATGCCAAGGCTCTTGCGCTTGGGCTCACACATCTTACTGATGATGCTTGCCACGTCATTGCCTGCAAAGTTATTGTACGGGCGATCGTTAAAGTATTTGATTAATTCTTTCTCCATGTCTTTAAGTTGTCGTGAAATTCATTGAACCCTTCAATCGGGCGGTCATACTCAAACTCATACGGGGTGGCCTCCACCACCTCCGTCTCTCTATTAAATAAGTTTTTGATTAGATTAATTATTTTGCTCATTGATTTTGTATTTAATTACTTGTACTGCTGAATAGGTTAAAAGGCATCCGCTGACGGTCAGCGTGATGACCATGCAAGCGACTGGGTTGTAGATGCAGAATGCAACCATTCCAAGGGCGGTCAACAGCGTTAGTGCTATTGCCATTATCTCAAGTAAGCGTTTCATAATAAGTCTGTTTTAATTAGTGTGTATTCTACGGACTGGTGATCGCTTGTCCAAGTGTATGTCTCTGGGTGTGTCATTGCGAACTTACCCTCTTCTTCGTGGTAAATGTCAAGTGTGTATGACAGGTCTGCCTCTGAAGGTTCTGAGTCGAATGCGCAGACAATTCCGTCTACGTTCGATAGTACCCATGCGTATCTTTTTGCCTGTCTCATCGTGCTCTATAGTATTTTACCGTGAGGTAGGTGAAACGTACGAATCCAATGCCTCCCAGTACTCCGAGGATTAGAACGATTGACATTGGTGAGTAGATCGCCCATGCTACAAAGATGAGGCCGATGATTACAATTAGTGCTGTGATTAGTGCGTTTAACATATTTTTTATCGTTGTGATGCTTTCCATATAATTCTATTTAAGTATTTCTGTCCTACACCAAGGCCACACGCAGTGCGTATGAGCCAGTAGTGTGTGCACTGATATCGTGTAACCTCCTCGTCCTTCTTCTTGTCCCATGCGATAAGCCTATCACCTATCCATGCGTACACGTATCGTTTCTTCAATTTCTTCAACAAGCGTGTCTTCATTTCTCCGCGATGTTTAAGGTGATGTCTCTGCCGTCCACCAGAAGAACCAAGTACATGTTGTCGCAGGCCATCATCTCTGAGTACTGCATGATGTAGTTTGCCGTGTCTTGCTTTAAGTTGTCCTTGGTCGTGTGCTTGGTCGTTCCCTCTACCCACTTGTACTCGGCCGGCATCGGTAGAATCTGGCCGAAGCAGAAGTCATACGCAAATCCATCCTCAGACAAGTTGTCGAGTAGTTTTACGATGTTCCCCTTCTTGGGCTTGCATGTCTGACAGATGACGACCTTGTGGGTCTCGTCTATCGGGTCTGAGATGGCATGTCCGTCACCGCATGCACATGTGTGCAGTGCTAGGATGTCTGATTGGGTGCCATGGATTTGAGCGAGAAGGCTTCGAGCCTCTGCTGAGTTGGTTGCGTAGTATATCATTCTTTACAAATTGCTAGTTCTGTTTGTGAAATGAACTCGGAGAAGTATCCGTGTTCAAATAAAAAGTCCTCAAACTCCTCTGAGTTACCCACGCTGATTGATATCAGTGGGAATCCCTTGGAGTCTTTGCCGTTAGATGTAACGCTGAAGCATTCAGCGTAGGCCATGATGCATGGCTCTTCCACTATCACGATTGATGGGAAGGTTTCGATTAGTATATCTTTAAATTCCATATTTCTTTTAATTAAAGAGCGACCCAGCAATCGCTCTTTTACAACAAAACACAACAATACTTCACAACCTTTCGTTGAGGGCTAGTGCTGGCTAGCCTTTGCGCACGGGACGGGCTTCGAACCCTGTTCATATCCCGTGCTGTTCACCGCATCACCTTGGCTGTTCCATACCAATTCAATCACTGAGGCTCAGTGAAGTGTGCGTACATAGTGGTCAGTCATTCGACTGCCAAATTACTTTTCCAATATGTCAAAGAACGTGGTACCCCAAGTCGATCCGACTTGGCTTAGTACACGGGACTCGTGTAGGTGTTGTACTAGGTTGGGGACTAACCCAACTCTAGTATTTCGTATTGAGATGCCTTTGAGTTTGGCTTCTCAATCGTCTTGTTGGCGTGCTCATGTGCATGCTCCATGTCGGGGAAGTATAGGCTCCTAGTGAATAGGTCGTTACCATCCTCGTCTTGGTATATAATCTTAAATTCAATCACGGATGATAATTCTTAAGAAGTCTGCTGGGCTGATGTATTTTACTGCGTCGCATCCACGCAAGTTGTCTAGCACATCCTTTGGCTTGGCAGAGGCAGAGAATAACGTGAGGTCTCCAAAGCCTTTCTCGAATATGAAGTAATTACAGGTACCGTATTCTTTTCTATCGAACAGGGCGATAACCTTCGATCCGCATAGTGCGTGAACTATTTGCTTGTCTAGTGGTGACTCGATGCCGTATCTTACACCACTATCATCCTTAATTTTACGACCATCGATGCAAAGAGACTCGCTCTCGTCGTCGTGTAGTTCATAGACCTCGTAGTTGGCCTCGTGTAGGTACTTGGCAACCTTGGGTTGCAGGATGTACCATGTAAATCCGTCTTGTGTTGTTTTTGTATTTTCCATATTTGTATGCAATATTAGTTACTATCTTGTTTATAACCTAATTTAATTG